GGGTTAGCGATAAGACCATATCTAGTCTTGAAGCCAATTTTCGGTTGGAAAGTATCTTGACCAACTGCTCTCACCATTTGTAGTGGAACATATGGACAATAGAACATACCAGCGTCATAAGGTGAAGTACCTTTGTAACCAACAACATAGTATTGGCTAGCGCTTGAGTTTGCACTATATGGGTCAATGTAAACTTTAAATCTGCCGTTAAGAACACCAGCAAAAGTATTGCCTGTGTCATCAACATTCAAATTGTTGTTTAATGCAGGTGTGTAATCTAAAACACCAGCCATTTGAAGCGCACTAGCAACATCAGCTGAACAGATAATCATGTTACCTTTTCCTCTTCTTGTTCTTTGTGCAATTCTGTTCGCATCTCTTTCAAGTTGGAACATAAGTCCTTTGAATCTTTCAACAGACCATCTTCCGTTTGAGTCTGTATCTAAATCAAAGATACCTGCTGTAGTTGTGTTTGTAGCAGCACCTTTCTCTGCGTTTGTGTAAACTGTTCTTACAACTTCTCTGTTGATTTCCGCAAGGATTTCAGCAGATAAGATATTTGCAAGTTCAGTTTCAGCGTCTAAACCATGGATTGCTTTTAAGTCTTGAGCAAGTTCCATTGTGTACTCTGCTTTTAACGCTCTTGATTTAGCAGTAACAGTCGATTTCTCGATTGAGAATGCCATTTCAGCAAATGCGTTTCCAGAGTCATCACCTAATGCTTCAGCAGCTGCTGTAGTCATTGCTGAACCAGTTGTGTATGTTCCAGCAGGTGAGTCGTTTAGGACACTTGGATTAGTACCAGAGTTCGCTGTAGATGAGTAACCATCAACAGATGAACCAGCGGCATTTCTTCCAGAGAAGTCTGTATCAGCTTCGTCAAACATAGCTTCTGCACCAGTTTGATTAGTGTATCTACTTCTCATTGCAAAGATTAGTCCAGTTGGACCAGTCATTGGTTGTACGCCTGCGATATCGTAAGCGATAAGATTTGGCATAGCTCGTCTAACAAGTGAAATTAGGATTGGATCCCAATTTGCAACACTTGAACCAGTTGCGTTTGTAGGCGCAGCTTCTGACAAGAATGCTTGGTCTTCTTTAGCAGCTCTTTCTTGGTTTTCAAGAATAACTGATGTAACGGCTCGTCTGTAAGAGTCCTTGATTTCTGGTAAATCAGGGTGTTCTAAAACAGGCTGCCATTTTTTTTCGTGTGTTTCGGATAAGTACATTTTAATTTTCTCCCTTTTTCCGTATTAACATTAAGATATTTTAATATCTTTGGTTTTGCTTATAGCGGCAGTGTAAGCAGCCATAGCTTTCGATAAATCCTCGTTAGAAGCTTCATCGCCAGCCGCCACATCATGTAGTGAGTCTTTTACTTCTTCTTTAGCACCAAAGTATGATTCTTTAATAGTTTCACATTTTGATTTAAAAGAGTCTGCGTCTGACCATTCAATTTCTTCAGCGAGTTTAGCAAATTTTTCTTTTGCTGTATCAGCCAAGTCACTTGCAACTTCAGACATGATTTCATTCTTTGTCTTTACTGCATTGTCCTTGTTTAATTCAACATTTTTCTCTATTTGCTCATTGAGTTTCTTTTCTAAAGATTCAATTTTTGACGCTTGGTCTTCAAGCACATTGTATCTTTCATCTGGAACATCAATGTAGTGCTCAGCGAAAAGTTTTTTAAGACCTGTAATAAAGTCTTCAGCGATTTCACCTTTAATGCCTCTTTCAAGAGCGATTTCGTTTTCTTTCATCCACTCTTCAACGACATAAGATAAGTAGCTGTCAACTTTTTCAGTTAACTCTTCTTTATGCTTTGCAACATCTTGCTCGTAGTTAGTTGTAATATCTGCTTCCATTGATTCAGCAATCTCTTTAACTTTAGAGTTTACTGCTGATTCAAAAACGGTAGCAGCTTTAGTTTTAAATTCTTCGGATAAGTCATCTTGTCCAGCGACTAAAGCATCCATATGCTCATCAACTTCTTCTTTCTTCATTTTGTAAGAAGCGCTAATGTTAGCAGTCTTTTGGTTTACTTCTTT